GAAAACAAAAGAAAAAAGAAACCATTTATGGCGCGTCTTGTAATAACGATAGTCAAGAGGTCTTTAATAGGTTCTATAAGAACGCTAAAAAATGCGGTAAACATTCCTACGAGTAATAAATTCAGCATAGGGATATAGTACTACTAACTTGGTTGAGCAAATAACAGCTCAAAAGTGCTGCCTAAGTTACTCCAGTCGGGGATAGTAGAGACTAAACGGCTCTGTACAGCAAAACGGTTGCGNTAGTAGTGGCTACGGCTGGCGTTAGTAGTGCCTTCCCANAATAGGTCACTAAGTTGGGCTACTCCGTTACTTCCATCAAAGAAAGAGCCCACAAAAGNCGATTTTTCAAATAGCGCCGCATCAACTACTACTTGGTTACCATTTCCAGCACTTCCCGCAGCAGTTGCTGTCCATTTAATGCCTATTTTTGCAGTAGCAGCATCACTAGGAGAAATAGCAGTAACAAATGGNCGAACAAGAGTAGCGCCAGCAGTTAGTGGTTGACCGTTACTAGTGCTGATTAAAGTGTTAGTAGCATCGTACCAATTAATATACGGAGTTATTGAAGTAGGAACATCGCCCGCATCTGTAGCNGCTGTGTGAATGCTAAATGTGTAATCATTACCAGAAAGAACATTTATAGCCGCAGATGTAAGAGTTACTGTTCCCGCAGCACTAGCATAAATTTCTCCAGCCTCACCGCTATTTGTAACAGACCCAGACACACCTAAGATATCTATTGGGTCAGTAGTTGCTGCAATAGTTCCGTTTGTAACGCTCCATCCAATTTCTGGAGATGCAAAATTTGGATTTGTTATTTCNTTAATTCTTGTTGCTATAAGAGTAATGTTAATTTGTCTAGCATCTTGAAACGCAGTAGCAGAAGAACCAAGTTCAAATTGAAGAGCATCAAAGTAATGATTTTCTGAAGATGCTGCGTTTGCAATTAAAAGATGGGGAACACAGAAATACGCTTTGGTTGGAGCAGTATCTGTTTTAGTAACTCTAGACCAACTTCCTGTGGAGTTAGTGACTGATGAGCCAGCAGAAGATGTAGAAATTAAGGCACCTGTGCTTGTGTACCATGCAAGTTTAGCGGTTACTCCACGTCCAGTTGTGCCTGCTTTTGAATACGCAGTAAAAGTATATGAAGAGCCTGCTGTTACAGGAATACCATAGTAAATTGAATTATCACCAGAAAGCGCAATTTCAACTCCTGCGCTAGCTGTAGCGGTTACTCTTAAANTAGCTTTTTGAAGGTTTGGAAAGTTAGNTTGAGCAGTAGGNTCATTGTAAGGAACCACTGTTGGACTATCTGTAGATAAATAATGNGACAAAGTAGCGTTGCTTACAGATGCCCAAGAACCAATAGATTGTTCAAACGAAGAATCATTTTGGTCTAGCATTAAATTTTTACCTTTAACAAGGGTGTTGTCATAGCCACCATAAGCTTTTACATATTCTGAAAGACCTAGTTTACTGCCTTTGTTTTTATAAAGTCTAATAGCGTTATTTAAAAGAATTCTAGATTGTTTTAGCCCTAGTTCTGGCTCATAACGCATTCCAAATTGACGCATCAATACAGGTATTAACATTCCGTTTAAGTTTGTAATATCGTACCTATTTATAATATTTTCTGTTTGAGTTTTGTATAAATCTAAATTAAAGGCAAATAATTTAAGAAACCTTTGTAATACATCGTTGCTCTGTTCTACTGAAGAATCGTAAGGAACTTGAGAAGTTAAAATGGTAGGTAAATAGTTGTACATAGTATTAGTTGTGCTGTAATCTTTAACAGAAATTCCAATTGCATTACCAGCGTTTAACCACGAATTGTGTACGGTTTCTCTTACAAAAACGCTGTAATAATAAGCTTGACCATGCTTAAGTCCAACGTTGTTAGGAATTGCTCCGTTATCTGTGTATGAAGCTCGTGAGGATGCAACAGCATCTTCAAATAACATATCACCGTTGTCTACTGTTACTGGAAATCCATAAGAGCTTCTAACTACTCTAATATAATCCCATTGCCCAGAAGGAGTAGTCCAACTTAAATAAATGCGTCCGTAATCTTTAGGTACGGCTGTAAAAGGAGTTGCGTTAAATTGTGAAAGAGTTCCAGAACCGTAATAGGCCGCGTTGTAATAGTCAATGCCATATTTAGACAATTAAATACCGCCTAGTAATAGACTTCCTGTAAATCCGCCTTCTCCTCCACCGCTTACGTTAACCGCGCTAAACTTACCAGAAGCGTCTACGTATGCCACAACAGTTCCTGTTGAGTCTTGCCATTCTTGAAGATTAGCGGATTGACTTACTGAACCTTTAATAATTAAACCAGTTACACCAGCATCACTTGTAACAACGGTACTTCCACCAGCAACTTTTACATATTGCGTATGAGTATCTGCAACAATTCCTTTTTCAATGTTTGCAATACGACCAGAAATAGTTGTGTAATCTGTAGCAGTGTTTGCCCAACCAGATGCTACGGCAGCGGTCGCTATAGATGGACTTGTTCCAATGACGGACTCAATAGCGGTGACTTCTTCAAACAGGGAGTTAGGGTCCGCTGCCTGAATAAGGTCTACAATGTTTACTTTTGGTGTAAACGTTCTAACTGAACCTGGGTATGAAGCTGTCATATTTATCCTTAACTTATGATTCCGCCAACTGGTGTAATTGTAATTACCCCAGCTTTAGGAATTTCATTGGTTGCACACTGAACATTATTAATGCCCGTGGTAGATATAGAAGAAGTCCATATAGATGTTCCAGTAGAAGAACTAGTACCGCCTGCATTAGCGGACATAGTAATTGTTTTAGCACCAGTATCAAAAGAAGATACGGTTGTTCCTGGAGCAATGGTTACTGTGCTAGTAGACCCTGCAATNAGCGCTATTTGTTGTCCTACAGCAACATTTAAGAATGATGAAACATTGCTTATTGTTGGGCTTGTTGCTGTAATNTNTCCAGTAAATGACGCATCCGCCCTAGTTAAAAGCGTAACGTCAGCGTAAGAAACTCCAGCAATTGTAGAAATTGCAGACAAAACATACTGAAGTACAAATTGTTCTGCAAAAATAACATTATCAAAACTTAATATAGAATTTAAAATAGAATAAACAGCGTTGGATACAGTGCTTTGTTTGTATTGTGCTGCTATGTGTAATGTTAGTGAAATATTAATAGGAACGTATACTGGAGGCAAAATAGTTACAGTAGTAGTTGCAGGAGCTTTATCAGTTAAGAACGTAAGCAAATCTGTCGATGCGTTAGAAAAAATTGTATTAGTAGCGCCAGTTGCATCTAATCCAGGAGTTCCAATACTTCCATCACCATAAGGTGCCATATACAAAAGTATGNTGTTGTAAACACTTCCATCTGCAACAGCTTTAGCTATTGAAGGAACTTGTATTGCCAAGGCAGCATAATCAGATAAAGATACGGCTCTATTTAAAGCAGTTAACGCAAAAGGCGCATTAAATCTAANACTGTCAGTTGATTCAGCNTCAGCACCNCCAGAAGCAGCAGATTCATTATTTACTGTTAGACCAGCTACTACGTTTGTAAGAAGATAGGTAAGGTTATTAGGGCCTACATTTCCGCTAACTCCACCACCAACTCTATAAGTTACATATATTGAACCAGAAGGAGGAATACGACCACTGATGTTGTCACCAAAATTTATATACGATATTGAGTTAGCATCGGTAGATACTGTGTAAACAGGGTCGTTATACCCAGCATCTAATAAGTAGTTAACTTCATTATAAGAAACACCATTAGCTACAACAGAAGTGGTTTTAGCAATAAGAGGGTTTTGAGCCAAAGAGAATACTTGATATGCGGTTCCATCGGAATCTCCAACGTACTCTTCAACTACTGTGACACCTTGAGTAGCAGTAACATACGCATAGCCTTTAACTGCTCCAACTGCGGCTGGTACCTCTATTTCGGAATTTGTTTCAAATATAATTTGAGTACTTAAACCATTTACACTAGTTGTAGTAGCAACTTTGGTACCTGCTGGCACAGTAATTATAGAAGCCGTAGAGTTTTGAAATGTAAGAGTAGCCGTAGCTGGTGTACCCGTGCTTGGGTTGTAATTAAGCATCTTTGCAATAGAAAGAACCGAGCTTCGTTGAGTGGCAGTATTTATAAAGCCTTCATTTGCTGAGCGGTCAATGTAATAGTTGAGCATATCTCCCATATAAGCAAACAGCTCTATTAAAGTTATGCCAAAATCTGAGGCGTCAGTTGTTGTCCATTCAGGCAATAAAGATGGAATAAGAGCGATTAAATCATCGCGTATAGCGGCGTAATCACGAGACGTATAGTCTACTTGTGGAACATAATTTGATGCCATTAGTACTCCTGGATTAAGTCGCCTGAACGGGTCAAAGCGCCCGACTTTACTGAAACTTGGTCAAATTCCCCGCTAGGAAGTTGATAGTAAATTGTAACGCTTAGGGTACCCAATTGTGAGTCCATAGAGGTTTGTATATCTTGCAATTTTAAAGATTTTAGATAAGAGCCAAAGGTATTTTCAACACTTCTTTTTATGGCTGTGGTTGCGCCGTCAGCAGTGTCAAACAAAGAAGATTTTATAGTGCCCCCATAAGTAGGGCGTTGAACTCGTTCTCCAAATTGCGTCATTACCGCAGCTATAACCCTGCTTTGCCATATTTTTTTAGGGTCATTAGACGACAAAATTGCACCTGAGTCGTCTACAGAAAAAGGAAGAATTATTGTGCGCTCCATTAGTACACTCCCATCCATATTGGAAAGTTGACGTCTCCGCCTTCAAACATTACCCAAACACCTTGATTAATGTTGGGAACTTTTCTATGGTACGTATGCTCGGCAGCTGTGCCACCATCTTCTGAACCATCTTTGTCTAATAAATCTGTGCTAGTTACATGGGCATGAGTAAGGCTCCCACTATTACCTGAGTGTGCTGCGTGAGAAGCAGTTGTAGTAAATGTGTGAGTATGGGGTACAGACCCTCCAGAAGCCGTAGTCCCGCTAATAGTGTGGGCTGTATGAGTATTTAAAAGAGCTGCGACATCAGCGGCTAAGTGTGGAAGGTGGTCTAAATGGTTAGCATTATCTGCTACTGGAAGGCATGGGTAAGCCCAGTTAGTAATATTGGTATGAAGAACTTGCGGCACCTTAAGCCTAATTCTATTTGTATTATCAGGGTCTTCATTGTCAACACAAACTCCACGATATATTCCAAAAAATGTATTATCCATGGTTATCCTAACAACTTATGTAAAACTATTGGAGGCATTTTTTTATCCGCAGCTTGAGGCTTTTTTAAGTTACCAGTAACTCCTACCCATTGATGGGAAGGGGCAGCTTTAACTTTTAATTTAGGAACATTTTTTACAGAAGATACGTGTGAAGTTAAGTTCTTTTTAACAGACGTACCAGTTTTCTTTAATACTGTTTTAGGAACAACATTTTTTTGTCTAAGTCCTGGGGTTATCACTCTTTTTACAGATTGTTCTGGGTAGTTAACATTTTTATTATCTGTCCAAGTAGAAGACAATCCTAAAGAATCTGTTCCTACCTCTATAGTAGTTGTATAAACTTCTTGTTTTACATAGTTTTCTGTAGACAATACTGTCCAAAAACCAGAATAAGAAGAACCTATACCGTCTAAATATATTGGTGAATCTGGAAGTAGCGTAGGGTTTCCAGGAATAACTACATCTCCTCTATAAGCGTATCTGTTTACTTCATCCGCAGCATCAGATTCGTATTTAGCAATTTCAAATGTGGGAGCTACCGTACCTGTATGGTAAGTATCAAACACTGGAACTGTAGAAATTTTTCTAGTTGTAGTTATTGAATTTTGGTTAGTATTTACGTGGTCTACTGAACTTTCTCGGTTTACTCCACCAACAGCCACAGTACCTTTTTTTGCATCTGGGTACGGTATTAATTCGCCAATTAAAGGGCTAAAAGAATAAATACCAGTGCTTTTTGTATCTAAACCATTCATGGTGTAATACGCAGCTTGTTGACGTAAGTCAGTAAAGTCTTGAGTAAGAGGTTGAAAAATAAGAGCCGTATTATCGGCTTTAAATGAATACCCAGATTGTTTTGCTAGTTTTACTAACAATTCCCAATCAGACATGCCAGATTGAGATATTTGGTCGTATACACGAAGGTGGGGCACAGCGTTATACGAAAAATTATTACTAATAGCAATGTCTGTAAGAACTTGGTCTGCAGAAACGTTAGCCCATACTCTTTGAGATTGTTGTTTTAAAAGNTATGACGCTCCNATTACCGTTAATTCTACATAATTTTTATCTGGAGCTAAATCTGGTTTAATATGGTGAACGTACCCATTTATAGTTCTTTTGCTTCCTATACCCGTCAATGTTACATTAACAGGAGTACCAGCAGATATGGATTCGTANGGAACNCCCCAATCAGCAAAATAAATTGTGGCTANTTCATGTTCATATCTAGCATGCCTATGGTTAAACTCATAAGCTTTAAATAATGGGACATCTAAAGTAGGAAACTCAATATCTAAATAATTAAACACGAGGAACCTTTAAAATTGTTCCAGGTGTAATGTTATTAAAATCAGAAATNNTTGGATTGTANTCTGGAATAANCCACCATAAATCTGGTCTATTGTAATATTTTTGAGCTAACTGGTCTAGCCGTTCGCCTTCTAAATATTGATGTTCAATCCAAGTAATAGTTCCTGGTGCATCAAATTCATAAAACACTATTGGGTAATTATCCCCATCAGGATAAAAAGACAAATAATCAATAAGTTGTGTGTAATATCTGGATGTTTGATAAATCATTTATTTTAACCCATTAGGAGCTGCAGCAATTTCAGCGGCGTTTGCTCCAAAGTTGCTTGTGGCATACGACGTGGATGCACGTAGGTCTATAGATAAAGTAACATCTGTACGAATAGGGACCATTTCTCTAGTAAAAGCTAAATGGTTTACATTAACGCTTTGAATCATTCCAACTAACCTTTGAGGACCAATATCTATACGAACAATTGTAGGCATTAAATAGCTAATGTTAGAAGTGTTAACTCCTAAAAAATTGTATCCATCTCCATTTATGCTTTTATACAAAAACTCTAAATCAGCTTCAGTACCTCGTTTAATAAGGTCGTTAATTTTAGCGTCTAAGTTTAAAGCAAAGTCTTGTTCGCTTGCTGGAGCTCTTCCTTGACGGTAATACGTAGCAAGACCAAATTTTTCAGATATTAAAGTTCCAGAAACTGGAGGAACTGGTGCAATACCATAAGAAGCAGTTAAAGAATTGATTTGATTTGTT